TCTCTGAGACAGCGCGCTCGCTGCGGAGCGCGGTAAGCTCGGCGTCCATTGCGTTCATGCGGGCGACGAGCGCGGCGTTGGTGCCCTCGGCTTCGGCTTCGGCGACCTTGTCGGCGTCGAAGGCGGCCATGGGGTTCGCCTGAGCGGCTGCGGGCGCGGGTGCTGCTGCGGGCGCTGGCTGCTCGGCCGGTGCGGCTGCTGCTGGTTCTTCGCCGACGACTTGTTTGAGAAGCTGGAAGATCTGCATGAGGACTTGCTCGGCGCTCGCGCCCCTCATGGTCGGATCGGTCGCCGGTGCGGCTCCAGTTTTAGGCTCGGTCACGGTGGACTCCTTGAAGTTGAAGAGCGCGCGCGACCCATGGCCGCGTTGCGAGTAGGCGAGAACGGGTCCACCCTGCGCGAGAGTCACGCGAGCGGTGTCGTCTTGTGATTGGTCGGCGACCCGCAGAAGCGGGAAGCGGAAGAACGGCGTCTCGTGATCGAGTAGCGCGAGGCTGTCGATCTCTGGCTTGTTTACGTCGAGGATCTCGACCGACCGATAAACGAGTTCACCCTTCGCAATGCGCTCGAAGATCGCCGGCTTGACGTTAACGAGGTCCGCGAAGATCGTCGGGACGGTCTCGCCGTCATGGACGACGTCGCCGACGCGGGTCATGCGGAACTGCCCAGCTCCTTCGACCTTCTCGCCGCTCCCGTGGTGGGAGACGTGGAGAGGTGCCATATAGCCCTCGTCCTGTCGCTTCCCTGCCTGGACCACTGCCTTGTGTAGCCAGTCCGCGTTGAACTCCCGATCGTCGCGGTCGTCTCCGCGCTCCTCCGTATGCGCCGAGAAGATCGGCACGTCGAAGATCGTGACGTTGCCGTTGGGCTGCGTCTCGTGTTTATAAATCGGTGGCTCCATTCCCCGGAAATTAGAGCACGCCATAGTCGGCGTCAACGTCTACAATGTTTTCATGGAAGACAAGCACGACGACGAGCCTCGATCTGAGCTGATCTGCTTCCGCGCGACCGCGTCGACGAAGCGCGCCGTCGAGAGACTCGCGCGCGCGGACGACCGCCGGTCGGTGAGCGCTTGGGTCCGCACGCGGATCGAGCGCGCCGTCGAGGACGAGCCCGACAATGCCCCCCGGTGAGGCCGTCTGGGTTGCGCTCGCGGCGTGCTTCGGCCTGTACGTGATCGCGCTATGGGTCGCCTCGAACTGGGGCGACTAAATCTGGTCGGCCTCTAAGAGCGTGATCGACCCGCGCGCCGACGCGCGGAAATGCAGCAACGACGAGAGGTCGTCCGCGATCGTCAACGTCAACGCGTTGAGGTCGCCGCCCGTCAAGATCAGCGGAGTCGGGAAGTCGGTGACGAGGGTCACGACGGTATCCGCCGCGTCGACGTGCCGACACTCGACACGGAACCCGAAGTCGAAGAAGTCGACGAGTTGTCGGAGCGGCGCGGAGAAGTCCGCGTCGCCGTTCCGCAGACGCGTCAACAGGATCCCGTTGGTGAGCTTCGTGAGCCCGAGGAACTTGTCCCAGGACAGGTCGACGGTCAGAGGCCCGGCGACGGTGAAGATTATCGAGTCCATGTAGAACGGGACGTCGGTCGGGATCGAGGTCGCGTAGGTCTCGGCGACCCCGGCCTCCTCGACCTGGATCGTGTCGAGGTAGAACTTTGGAGCCTTGCCTGCGCCCTTGCCGACTAACGACATGCGGATCGAGTCGAAGTTCACGCCGATCCCGAGGTCTGCGAATGGGATCGTCGCGGTCTGGTAGACGTCGAAGAGGAACTCGTCGACATAGTCCTCGACCAAGACGGCCGCGCCGACGATCCCGTTCACCCCGGCCTTGTCCCAGGCGTAGATCGAGACCGAGTCGCCTGCGCTCCAGTCTTTGTCAATCTTGATCGCGAACGAGATCGCGACATAGTTCGCGGCCGTGACGTCGGAGGTCTTGTCGAACTCCCAGACGTCGGCAAGGGCTGGGTTGTCCACGCGGACTGCGGCCGACGCTCCGACACCTTCGCCAGCGACCGCGAAGCTCGCTTTCCCGCCGACGACGTTCGCGCCGGTCCAGAGTGCGTTGTCGCCGCCATTGTGGACCTGGTCAGGTGTCCCCCCGAACGCGGCGTTGATATTCATATCGGCGCCGTGCGTCTCGTTGACGAACGGGATCAACGTCACCTTCGTATCGCGCAACGGTTCCGTGTAGGCGACGATCCCGTTCGCGAGTCGGCTCTTCTTCGTGACCGCAGCGCGACGGACGCCTCCGGAGTCGCTGCCCTCGACCTCGACGCGGACGGTCACGAGTTAAGCCCCCTGGCGTGGCTCGAAGAAGATAAAGCAGACGCCCCAGAAGTCGCAGTTGGACGCGACGGCGGTGGCCTCCATGGCAACGGCTTGATCCTGCCCGAGTCGGACGGTGTCTTGCAGGCGCATTTCCTCGTGACCGCCAGCCGTGACCCCGACGTAGTCGATCGGAACGCCCTCGGTCAGCCCGGCGATCCCGGTATCGTCCGCCGCTTGTTGAGACGTGCAGACGGCGACGTTGGCCGACCGCCCGTTAGTGTTCGTCGGCGTCAAGACCTCACCGCCCGACGGCGTCCCGGTAACCCGGAAGAGCTTGACCCGCGCGAGGAGCTCGGCGTTGACCCCGATTGCGCTGATCACAATGTCATGGGTCGGGCTCGTATTCTTGAGGTAGAAGAACTCCTCGCCGGTGACGATATTGGTGGACTCCCAAATGATCGAGAACGCCAGACCGTCGTCCCGCGCGACGTAGTACGGCCGCCCGTCGACGCGCCCGGAGACGTTCATGCGATTGTCGGAGCCCTTGACCCGCTGATCGTTGCCGTCTACGTCGCTCTGGACTTGGATCTCAAATGCGCTCATTGTGTATGCCTTAGCTCAGAACCGTTTTCGTGAGAAGGTCGAGGAGCGGTACTACCGCGTCTCGAACTCCGTGTATTTCGTCGCGGACCTCGGCGAGCATAGCCAGCACCGCCGACCCGTCGCCCTCGCCGCCAGACTTGCCGTAGCCGCCAACGACGCCGCCGGCGACCGCACCCATGGTCAGTTGGTGGATCGTGACGTTGGACACCAGCTCGACGTTGTAGGAGTAGCCGGGGATCATATCCGTCCCCATGATCGTGTGAGACGTGCCTGCCGTGAACTCGTGGCCGCTGTTGACCAGCGCGCGGTACTCGTGCCCCGTCCCGACGGCATGGATCCGAAGCGCGCTCGGCCCGGCGAGGGTAAACGCGAGCCGCATGGAGGCGACCTTCTTGGTCGTCAGGCCCTCCTCGAAGACGGACTGACCTGCGCCCGGGTTGACGCCGCTGACGGTCTGGGTTACGAGCGCAATGAGTTGGCTCAAGCGATCCCGCCTTTGACGAGCGAGACGATCATAGTGAGCACGCCGCCGGTTGCACACTCGAACTCGATCACGTCGCCCTGCGCGACGTCCCAGTGGAGCCGCTGCCCGACGTTCGCCGCGAGGGTGCCGAGTGTGATATCGGCTGCCGCGACTCCCGCGCGGGTGACGACGATCTTGAAGACCGAGCCGACCGTGTGGGCTGCTGAGATCCGAAGTTGTCCCGACTGGCCCATTGTTATCGCGCCGTCGGCGTGCTCGGCGAGAAGGCTCTCGTCGCCGACGACGGTCGTCTTGAAGAGGTCGGCGAGAGGAACGAGGTTCTGGAGGTTGCTCATAGTTGGATCCCTTATAGCAAGCTGCGGCGACCGGAGAAGCCCGCGTCTGGAATGAAGCCGATCAACGGGACGACAGACCGGGTCATACCGCCCTCGGGTGTCGCGAGTCCAAGCTCGACCATTTCCTTCGTCGGGACGATCTCCAATGCGCACCGGCAGTTGTAGCCGTTCGGTGGTGAGTGCGTCTCCCAGACCTTGTCGTCGACGTGCGCGATCATGTCGTGACCGCCGAGGTGATTCTCTCGGACGTCTCGGTCGGTCGTCGCGACGTAGCGCCAACCGCACGCCGCGCGACGCACGCCGGGTCGTTTCGCTTGTTCCTTCCGGCCCTCGGAGTAGGCCGTCGACACGACCGTCCGGAAGACCGTGTCTGCGTAGGCCTTCGTGATCGAAGCGCCGCTCGTCCGCAGTTGGGTGCGGATCGCCGAGGTCGTCTCCTCGACCGTGAGCCCTCCGCGAAGGAAGCGTTCGAAGCTCCCCCGGACCTTGCGCGTGAGCGTCTTGGTCGTCGACTTCGCCAGCGCGAATCCATTCTTGAGCCAAGCCTCGCGCGTCGCCTTCCAACCTTCGGCGAGCACGGGGGTCCTCTTGAGCAACGCCTCGACCGCCTCGACGAATGGGACCTTGGCCGCGAAGAGCGCGGGCTCCGGCGCGACGCCGGCGCCCTTCATTTCGAGGAGGAAGCGACGGCGGCCGAGAAGGTCCGCCGCCGCGAGCATTTCGCCGAGGTCGCGCCCGAGCTTCGCCTGTAGCTTGTCTGCCCGCGCGAAGTCTGACCGTAGCCGCGCGACCTGGATCTCCGCCATGGACTCAGCAAGAGCCCGCGTCGATCGTTCGTGCAGTCGGTCAAGCTCTTCGTGCGGGTCGAGCATTAGGCGGCCATGAGGAGGAGCGGGATCACCTTAACGGCGATCTGCCCGAGGTCCTTCACGAGTTCGCGGACCTCCAGCCAGTAGGCCTCTCGGTTGAGACGCTCGCGGATCACGCCGTCGGTCGACGCGTCTTGAGCGTCGAGGACCTCCTGAAAGTCCATGCCGGCGATCATAAAGGCGCGCTCGGCTTGATCCTCTTGCCCGAGGTGAAGCCTGGCGAGGACCGAGATAAGCCCGCCGGCACCGAGGTGCCCGAGAGCCTCTGAGGACTCGCCCAAGCGATCGAGTGCGCGCTTCGCTAGATCGCGCTCGGGTCCGTTTAGGTGATCGTCAGCGAGCCCGCGTGCCTTGTCGACGAGCTTGTCGACGAGGTCCGGTGACCTCTCTTCGGCGAGGCCTGCGATCTTTTCTAGGAGGCTCATTCGACGTAGTCCTCCGGGAGACGGCCGGCTTTCTTGAGTCGGTGCACGACGTCGTCGGGGAGCTTCGTCCCGTCGAGGTTGTAGAGTTGAGCGGCCCAAGCGTCGGCGTTCTTCGCGCCGATCAGCCGCGACTCCATTGGCAGGCTCGCGTTATTCCAGTGGTTCGTGTTGAAGCCAATCTGGTCTTTGCACTGCTTGAGCGCGGCCGGTGAAATGCAGCCGAGCGAGAGGAGGCACGCGGCGAAGAGGAACGCGAGCGCGCCCTTGTCGTATCGCTTCGTGTGCTTCTTCACGTCGTCAGAGAGACCGTCGAGCCCGAAGGATCTGACCTCGACGCCGAGCTTCGCTGCCTTGTCCCGGGTGAGCGTCTTCGCGAGGCGGATCGCCTCCGGGTGAGCGTCTTGCACCTCCTCCAGTGACTCGGAGATCGCTTGCACCTTCTTCCCTTCGCGTAGCTTCCCGTGCCGCTGGCGCATGGCTTCGAGGAACGTCGCGAGCGCGCCTAGCAGCATGACCCACTCGGGGATCGTGAGGCCAAAGGCGCGCGACGCCGGGTCGGTTGCGGCTTGGGCGAGTAGTTCAATCACGGCGTAGCACCTTTTGTTCTAAGGTTCGGATCCTGACTTCGTGCGGGGCGAAGCCGGCGACTGTCGCCGACTCAAGCGCGCGAAGCCGTGACTCGTGGTCGGCAATCGTTGCTTGGCTCGTGCTTAGGACGGTGACCTCGCGCGTCAAGCTTTGGACGGTCGTCTTTAGGTCGTCGACGGCTCCCTCCATTGAGTTGAAGAAGTAGCCACCAACGAGGAGCGCGACGGTCGTCACGACACCGAGTGCCCATTGCCCAGCGCGGTCGACGCGCGGGTCGACGGCCTTGATCTCTCCGCTTGCGGCTGGCGTCATACGAGGCCGCCGCTAAGCTGCTGCATGAGATCCCGAGTAGAGGGAATGCCGGGCATGGTGGGTCCTGTTTGTTGAGGCGGAGGAGCTAACGGGTCGACCGGAGGTTGACCTAGTGGTGCAAGCATACCCATGTCGAAGCTCGCAAGCGAGTCAGAACCCTCGGCGACCTCGACGCCGCCGCCGATCAAGTCGTCGCCGGGCAGCGGAGCGGTAAAGCCCACCTTCTCGTAGACCTCCTTGGCGCGGAGCGGGACGCCGGCCGCGACGAGCTTTGAGATCAACTCGGCCGCCTCGACCGGGCTCTCCTTCTTGCGCTGGTCGACGGCGAGCTTCGGCATATTGCAGACGCCGCACTGAGCCATGATCTGATTCTTGTTCCGCCGCCAGACGAGCCCGACGAGGTCGCGCGTGAGGTGATCCGCGAGGCGTTGACGGTCGGCCTGCACGAGCGCCTCGGTCGAGTTCTCCTGCACCTCACCGAGCGCGCGCGAGCCGCCGTCGCCCTCGAGGGTCGGAAGCGTCGAGCCGAGGACGGTCGTCACGAGCGCATTGTCGAGGTAGTTGAGGCACCACTGAAGAAGCTGCCAGCCCTCGCCTAGGCCGTTGTGGATTTGAAGCGCGTCGCGCGAGTCGTGGACGAGAATGTGTCGCGCCTTCTGCTTCGCGAGCTCGCGCTGCCATGACGCCGCGACGGTCTCGGAGGATCGGTTACCGGCGACGGGTCGGCCGTCGGCTCCGCGCATGTTCTCGATCGCGACGGACATGAAACCCTGCCCGAATCGCTCGGTCGCCGCGAGGAGATCTTGTAGCGCGCGTGCCTTCGCCGACTGGAAGAAGTAGAGCGTATCGAGGAGGCCGCGACCGTAGCCGAGTGTCGACTCGTTCGCCTCGTGCGTCGACCGCACGAACCACTCCGGGTGCTTGAGAGGTTCCCAGTCGCGACGCTCGACGCTCCAAAGTTCCCACCGGCCGCCCTTGACGAGCCGGAAGCGACGCCGGTCGATATCGGTGAGCTTCTCCGGCACCCACCACTCAAGCGGGATCGGGTCTTCGCCGTCCGCCATTGTGCCGGCGATCATGTTCCGGCGCCGCCCGAGGATCATGGCGTAGGCTGAGCCCCTGAAGATCGCGTCGGCGAGCAAGATCCGCGCGTCGGTGAAGCCAACGATCTGCCCGAGCAAATCCTCCATGACTGCCGCTGCCGCTTCGTCGGCCGGTCGCTCCGAGGCTGCGACGACCCGGATCGTCGCGCCCGCGACGAGGTGCTTGCGGAACCGGATCGCGTGAGCGGTGACGGGGTCGCGCAGGACCTTCGCATAGATCTCCGAGTCGGAGTGAAGCGAGTACGACGGGTCGTAGATCCAGTCGCGATTCTTGATCGCGTCGGAGAGGCTCTGGACGTAGCGCTCGTAGCTCGTGTGCGAGCCTGACGGGAAGGGTTGAATTGCCATTAGCGGATATCGCCCTTCGCGCGGTTGATTGCTGCGCGCTCACGAGGGAGCAAGGCCTCACCGTCGGCGAGCTTCGCGAGCGCACGAAGGGTGCGTCGGATCGGGATTGGCGGGAGCACGGCGGCAGGGACGTGCGCTGCGATCGTCGTCGTCACGAGAAGGATCGTGTCGGCGTCAGGACCAGCCGGAGCGACGTCGTCGCCGAAGTAGGACGCGACACCGTTGTCTACTACCCACTGGCCGAGCCGTGTCTTGTAGGGCTCGGCGAGCGCGACACGTTGCTTCGCGAAGCTCGCTGCCAGGCAAGGCACGCCGGCCTCGCGGAGTTCAAGTAGCAGGCTCATTATGCGGACACCTTCCATACGGTCATGGAGAAGACAACGTTCGACCCGGCCGACGCGTAGTCAGCAAGAATGTCGACCGTGCCCGACAGTGTCGCCGCGTCGGTTGCGGCACGCCCGAAGTGAGCCGCGCCCTGCACGCTCGACTCAGCTATCAGGGCCGAGGTCGCGATAAGGTTTTGCGAGGTCGCGCCGGTCCGATAAATCCTGCCTTGGATAAGGCAGTTCTCGCCGGAGTCGAAGGTGTTGTCTGAAGCGATAAAGATAGTCCCGTCCCACTTTAGCTGTGCCGTCTGCGACGAGGCCGAAGCCTGGTAGACGACCTCGACAACGAGGTAGTCGCCGTCGACGCTGAGGGTGCTCGAAGGGACGGTATAGGACAGCGTCGTCCCGGACGTCTGTTGCTGTGTGCTGAGCAGTTCCCAGCCGGGGTCTGCGCCGGCAGCGCCGCCCGACATGAGCGTCTCAGTACCGGCGTCGTCCTTCGAGTAGACCAAGCCGTTGGACTTGGCGTAGATCGCGACGTTGTTCGAAGCCGGGGTCCCGGGCGCCGAGGAGTGCTCCTGCGTCAAGAAGTGGGACGTTGCACCCCCAAGCTCAAGGGAACCGTCCGCTGCGGTGAAGGTGAACGACCTCGTCCCGTCGCTGAACAGTGCGTCTCCCGCAGAGGTAGCTGTAGCAGAGGAACCTACATTGATCGAGTCGGTATAGACGTTCGCTGGCCTGACTGTCGTCGTTCCAATGTTGTAGGACGAGTCGGCGATCGGCTCGAAGTTGCCGTCGTTACTAAATCGCCAGCGGTCAGTGACAGCGGTCGCCGCTGAGGGCGTTGTCGCGAAGACGATCTCGCCAGGCGCACTCGACGTTGTCGGCGGGCCGTCGGCCCGCACAGAGATCGTCCCCATTTGAACAACGCCGTCGCCGCCAATGAATCCCAGGAAGGCGTTGCCGGTTAGCTGGACGCACTTGTCGCCGTCAAGGAGGATCGTCGGCGCTGCCGGAGTGCCGCGCGCCTTGGTCCCGACGAACGATCCAGGGCTAGCGTTCGCGGCGTAGTTGTAGTGCGCGAACCCAGGCCCGGCGAAGATATTGAGGGATTGCTTAGACGCCGTCGTCCAGTAGTTCACGCCGGCGGCGTTCGTGAGGTCGAGTGTGCCGGCGGAGTTGTCCCAAGTGAACTCTCGGATCCCGTCGCCAGAGGCGAGGTCACCGGCGGCGGTCGCGGTCGTCGCGACACCGAGGGAAAGGAAACCGCTCGCGTCTATGTCCTTCGCCACGATCTGGTAGGTGCTCATGTCCAGCTCGTCGTCAGCCGTGAAGCCAACGAAGCTCGTGCCGCCGGCGGCTCCGCTAGACATGAGGGTCTCGGTCCCGGCGTCGTCTTTCGAGTAGACGAGCCCGTCGGCCTTGGCGTAGATCGCGACCTTTGTAGAGGCCGGCGTGTCGGTTGCGGTCCCCTCGGAGAAGAGGAGCGTCCCGGAGAAGTGCGCGCCGGCCTCGTTGAGTTTGAGCCGCTCGACAGCAGTCTGCGTCGTGGTGCCCGTGGTCAAGACGTCAGGCGTCTTGAAGATCATGTCGGTGACAGCGCCCGCGCCCGTCGATAGGCCGGACTGGAGCACGAGGTCAGTGGCGTGAATGTCGGTGCCGGTGCCGTTTGTTGTGGTGAAGAGGAGTTGGGCCATGGGCGCGGCGTTGGTGACGCCGTCGCCAATGACTACTTCACTGATATTCTGATTTGACGACCCGACTACAAACTGGTTGGCCTTGGTGGTTGTAGCCACATGCCCAACCGCTATGGAACCCGCGCTAGCCGCGACAGCACTGCTCCCAAGGGCGCAGGAGTCGTTTGTTGCTGCCGCCGCATACCCGAGAGCAATACAGTCGTTCCCGGTTGTCGTGGCCGTGCTTCCGACTGCCGTGCCCTGGATTGCTGCTGTTGAGTTATTGCCAAACGCAGAGGCGTTACCCGCTGCACTCGCCGCATGGCCGACAGCCGTCGCAAACGTGGCACTGAGAGAAGCACCGTGACCGATTACAACGGCACGCTGAATGGTGTTTGTGATCGCCGGGCCAATGACGATTGACTGTTGCGCAGAAGTAGACGCCCCCTGGCCGACCACGACGGACAACCCTGCGCCACCAGTGGCAGAAGCACCCGACCCAATCACCACGCAGTTATCGTCCGTCGCCGCTGCAACCGAAGCCGTGCTCCCGATAATGACGCAATCGTCCGCGCCATTGTCTGCCGCGCTGACCCCGAACAACTCCGAGCGAAGGCCAGAGCCGGGATTGGTAATGACCCCCGAGCCGCCGCCCGTGATCGTCCCGGAGAAGTTGATATTCGCGAGGCCTGCGGTTCCGTCAGCCGACGCCGTAGTTGCACCGATATTGACTTCGCCAGCGGAGGCGCGGGATATGAATGTGTCGTTCGAGAGCCTTACCTCGCCAGTGACGTTGATATAGCCAGTGGCAGCTTCCACAACCGACGACCCGCCGACTGTGAGGCCGACTGAGGATACGCCACCGAACACGCCGGTATCTTGATTTAACGGAGGCGGGTTCATTATAAGGAACGGGGCCGAGGCCAAGCTGGCCCCTCCACTTACAACCTTGCCGACCTGCATTGGGCCTACGGCGCTAGCGTCTCCCTCTTGAACGCGAAAGTAGCCACCAGTGACGTCTAGCTTAATCCCGCTCGTGTCGGCGCTGACAAACACCAAAGCGTCAAGCTCGCCGGTGTCGCCGAACGCGTGACCGCCGCCACCGCCGCCGTTCGCAAGCTGCGGTGCAGCCCAGCCGCCCCAGCCCATTAGGCCACCGCCCCGAGCACGAGGGCCGGGATCACGGTGACGGTCGTCGCGCCTCCGAAGCTGAGGTCGAAGGTGCAGTCGCGTGGGACGTCGATCACGAAGAGTGAGATCCCGCCGGCGATCAATGCCGTGTCACCGTTGACGACTCCGCTCGCGAGCGTGCCGCCCGACGGCGTGACGTGAAGGGTGACCTTCACCGAGGCCGACGAGAAGATCGTGAGCCTGAGCGCGCCTCCTCGCTTGACGTTGAGGGCGGCGTCACTAGTCGCAGGCAAGGCCGACGAGCCGTAGGTCGTGTAGACCTTCTCGTCGGTTGTGACCGCCTGGGCATTTATGACCGGGTAGGCGAAGAGGGAATGACTCATGGATACACCTTAAGCGAACCCTACCACCCGGGTAGGTCAGTCGTCAAGGTCCTCGTCGGAAGGCCAGGCGAGCGTGATCGCGTCCTGCTCGCGCCAGTCGTCGTCGACGGCCTTCGGGGGCTTTGGTGGGCCGCCCCTCGAGTTCTCCCAACCGGTCACGAGGTAGCGAAGCGCGTCGCACGCGTGATCGTTCTCCTTCACCGGCTCGTCCTTCGGGTCGGCCGACCCTTCCTTATGCTGGCGGTAGTGATAGTCGTCGATCTCCTCTTGCAAGACCTTGGTGTCGACCAGGCCGAAGAATGGGTCGAGGTCTTCTGGGTTCGTCACGAAGAGGAGCGACGGTAGGTCGTCGCCGCACTTCTGCACGAGCGCGCGCGACACCGACTCAAGGCCGGCGTTCACGTCCGACTTTCGAGCGGCCTGCGTCGGCACGCGCTCGGCCTCGAACTCGGCACGCGCGAAGGAGTCGTGATCGGCCCAAGGCGGAGCGGCGAGAAACGGCAAGGCCTCTCTCATGCGCCAGCCCCATTCGCTCGCGCGGATCCCCGACGAGTAGTAGACACGGTAGACGATCAAGCGATTGTGGAACGGGTCCTCGGCCGCGAGGGCGATCGCCGTCGGATTGTTGAAGCCGAAGTCGATCGCTGCGAAGCGTCGCCACTCCTTCGGGAGAGGCCATGGGAAGAGACCCTCGTCGCCCATGAACAGCCGATCGCCCTCGACTCGTAGCTCGTGAGTCTCGCGTGTGAACTCGGGCCAGACCGCACCCTCAAGCGCGACGTGATCGCCTTCGATTCTCACGCGACGTTGACGCTCCGGCAGGTTAGCGGCGAAGGCGAGGGTCGCCTCCAGCGAGACCGTGCCAGCCCTCGCTGCGTCGAGGGTCGAGGCCTGGACAGAGAACGTCGCTGACTCCTTCTCGATCCGCGTAACCCAGCGTTCTCGCCTGACTGGCGTCAGCGTCACGGACAGGTAGCCCGCGTAGTCAAGCAGGCGCGCCCGGCATTCCTCGACAATGTCGGCCGGGTGCTCCTCGTCGATCCAGATCCCGTGCAGGCGCGCGCCCTGATACTTGACCCGGGTCTGCTCGACCGACTTGAAGACGAGCGTCGATCCGTTCTTCATGGTGACCGAGGTCGGCGTCTCCGGTTCGCTCTTCTGATACCACGCGATCGACCTCACCTCCGACATTGGGAGGAACTGCTTGAGGGCAGGCCAGAGGACCGCGCCGATCCCGTCGCGGAAGCTCACGGCCGACGCCCACCAATGTACGGGGATCCCTGGGAAGCGCGTAAACGGGTGCCAGCCACATAGGTGCAGGGCGAGGTCGAAGCCGCCGAGCGTCGTCTTCCCCGATCTGTTACCGCCTCGGAAGACGCGCGTCCTGTGCTTCGCTGCGGCCCTCACGAACTCTCGCTGCGGCGACTTGCCGTCGAGGACCCATGGCCGGAACCTGCTGAGCGGCGAGGCGAGGTAGCGTCGGAGTTGGTCTGGGTTCACCGGACCGGCACGTAGTAGATCGACGGCCGCAGGTCGGCGTAGCCCCAACGTTGTTTGGCGACGTGTCGCGTCCCGCAGCCGGCGCAGAACAGACCGCAAGCGCAACCGGCCAACGGCTTGCCGCAGTCGCAGACCATGGGCGCGTCGGGGTGATCGTGAGGAGACTTGGTCTCGACGGCGTCGCGGCCGATCACAGAGCGTCGGGACCTGGGTCGACGTTGGCGGACCTCGCCCAGTCGCCCCAACGTTTGCGGATCACGTCGCAGTAGGCAGGCATGAGTTCGAGGCCGTAGCAGACCCGGCCGAGCTTGGCGGCCGCGATCAGTGTGGTGCCTGAGCCGAGGAAGGGGTCGAGAACTATCTGCCCATGGGAGGCGAACCTCTCGATCACTTCGGCTATGACCTTTATCGGCTTCTGGGTTGGGTGGACCCTCTTCTCGGACTCGCCCTCCCTGATCATTCCGTTCCAGACGCAGCGGTGAACCTTCACTGCGACACCAGGTGCGTCTGTCCAGGCGAGTTCGGCCTCGCTAAACGTCATGCCCTCCGGCCTCGCCTTGTCCCAGACGAGCCATGCGCCTTGGTCGGGGAGCGAGGACGCGAAGTAGTTTGCGCCCCAGATCACTCTCGTCCCCGCCTCAATATCGAGAAGGAACGAAGGGTCGAACGGCTCGTCGTCGCCTATCACCGGCTCGTAGGTCCCTGGCGCCGCAACGCCGCCCCCACCGATCTGCCCGTCCTTCCCGACGACCGAGATCCCATATGGTGGGTCAGCGCAGAGTAGCGCGACCTTCTCCCCACCCAGCAACGCCGCCACGTCCTCCTTGCTCGTCGAGTCGCCGCACATGAGCCGGTGAGGACCCAGGGCATAGATCTCGCCGCGTTGGCTTACAGGGTCGGCGGGAGGTTCGCCGGCGCCGGCGTCCTCACCCTCGGGGATCTCTGGCTCGCTGAGCTCGTCCACTCGCTCGGCAAGTTCGTCGAGGTAGGCCTCGTCGACGCCCATGCCTGCGAGTTCCTCGTCGTCGAACTGGTCGAGTAGTTCGAGGAGCGCGACGTCGTCCCAGCCGCCCTCCTCGGTCAATCGGTTGTGAGCGACGAGGAAGGCCTCGGCCTCCTTGTCCGATCGCGACGACCAGCCGCGCTGGACGGGAAGGAGCCAGCCGGCCTTCGAGACCTCGACGCCGTCGGGTGGAGTCTCACCGGCGGCCTCCATGGCGCGAAGTGTCTCGACCCGTCCGTGACCTGCGACGAGGCGACCCGTCCTCTCGTCGAGGATCACTCCGTCGGCGTAGCCGAACCT